GGTTCACCTTGCATAAACGCAGCGGTAGTTTGTGCTGGTATTTGTGCAGCTCCAGGTTGAACGGCAGCGCCATATCCAGGCTGAGATGTCAAATCAAAAGTAGGGGTAGGAGTACCACCAAAACCATAAGCCTGTTGATTGGCAGTAGCCTGATCTGCACTTACGGTTGGAGTAACAGGTGTGTAATCTGCTCCAGATGTAGGAGCTTGAAAAGATGCGTCAGGAGTAGAAGGAGTAAATGTACCGCCTGTTTGACCTCCAAAATAACCGCCAACATCAAAACCATCATCAAACTCAGGCAAGCCAGTATCAGGATTAGTTGTGCCAGAACCGCCTCTGCGCTTTAAAAGTGCAGCTTCTCTAGGGGTAATGTGAGCAAGCATAGAGTCATTGCCACGACCTTTTGAACGCAGTAGCTCTGCCAATGCTGGCAAATCCATTTTTAAAGATTTTGATAAAGCCTTACTCATGCGCTACTCCCTTGATCCGTTGTCCGTAATGATGCCTGATTCCACACATTTCGTGAAGTGCTAGGCTCTGATCCGACTTGAACTGGAGGGCTAATATCTGAGCTTCCAGAAGTTAAAGCTGAACCTAACACGCTACCACCGCCACCAGATGCCAAATAAGTAGGCAATCCTTGACTTACTGATCCTGTAGTACCACCGCCAGCAGGTGCAGTTGGGCTTGTGCCACCAAATAAATTAGACACATCTTGACGAATAAAAGGACCAGCAGCAGCTAATACAGGCTTAGAAATATCAGAAGGCACTCCAGCAGATCCAGCAGCTTCACTTAGACCAGCGGTAACTGCGCCAGTAGCACCACCAATTTCACCTTGTTTTAAAGTGCTTTGTAAATTTTGACCTGATAACTGAGCTTGAGTTACACCTTTTGTAGCACCACTAGCAGCACCAGCAGCAATAGGAGATTCTGTAGCACCTAATACTTCGCTACCGACCTCAGAACCAACAGCACCAGTTACACCACCAACACCAGCAGCTTTAAGAATTTGACCTGGATCACCAGACTTTTGAGCCTCGCTAATAGCTCCACTAGCAGCTCCAACAGAAGCAGCTCCTACCGCAGTAAGGGTAGATACGCTATATCCAGCAGCAACGGCTTCAATCGTGTCTGCATATCCTAAAATTGCAGCTCCCATCTCAGGACCAGCTACAACCGATGCAGCAACGGCTACGACTTCCAAAACTACTGGTGCAGCGCTACCCATTATATTTTCCCTTCATTCATCAATTCCTCAGCCATCTTCCCAACGGCTATGCCAGTTTGGATTAAGTTGTAATCCACTTGATTTCCGTTTGGCACTTGTTCTGGAGTTAACAATCCTGATTTCATTACGGCTTGCAATGCTACAGGGTACATTTTGGGATCTCTAGCAGCGGATTTAGCGTATTTTCCTGCTTGAATCAGCAATTTAGGATCAATATTGAATTGCTTGATGAGAGTTGCCAGTCTTTTCTTAGACTCTGTAACCTCATCTGGATAGGCTTTGCTTCCCTTTCTTTGAATGAGATCCATCACTTGTGTGTCCATCTTTTGTTGCGGTGCAACAATTTGATTTTGTTGGGGAGTAGGATTGTTCATATCAATAAGGGATGTTTAGTCCAGTTGCAATTTGTTGATGAATGTATAAATGAGTGGACAACCAATCGTAAAAAGAAGTTTCGTTGTTAAAGTCAACATCGAGCATATTGAACGGATTTTGCAATCCAAGCAAGCTGGCAAAGGCTTGATGTTCGGTCTGGTGAGCTAATAACCAGTCATCTAGGTTGTTCGTATCAGCGTCAATAATAGGAAAAACAGGCACAGAAATGCCTTGTGACATGAATTTTTCTTGAAAAAGGTAATGTTGGTTGCCATTCTCGAACAAAAAGTCATTTAGGGACTCAACATCCCCAAATTTAACGATTGAAAGAGTGGACATATTCATATCAGTTGAGCTTGAACGCAATCGCCACTAAAGAAGCAACAATAAATCCAGCAGAGCAAATCAAAATTTGTTCCAAACGCTTTAATCTGGCGCAAATAGACTCATAGCGCAATTCGCATACAGCCTCATGCGTATTCAAGCGAGCCTCGGTATTGTCAATGAGCAGTTCATCCATGTTATGCGTTGTAATAAGGAATTTTTACAAGAGTGCCGTTTAGATCAAGGTTGATGTAACCAGCAGGAATAAGCATCATGGTTGCCGATGTAAACGATGCGTTAGCAGCCGTATTAGCCGTATGGTTAGTAGTGGTCACATTGATTGAACCACCAGTAATTGACACATTAGAGCTAATTAAACTAGCGATAGTTGTAATGTTATTTTGATTTATAGTTATTGCATCGGATGTTGCATTAGAGCCACTAGCAATAATGTGAACAGAGCTATTTGAGTATGTGCCAAAAACTGCATCACCACCGTTTGCATAAAAATACGCATTTTTAGCTACACCAAAAGCGTTGTTAGGACCGTTGTTATACGCATTATTGTTTATGCCAAAATTTGCATAGGAGGTGTAATCGTTGGTTGCTACGGTATAAGTAGTGTAGGCAGCAGAACCATTATTAGTGTTCTGAGCAACAAGATAAACATAGCTATTAGCTGTTCCAACAAAGCTACCCATGATGCCCGTATCGGACACACCGCCACCTAAGTTTCCACCAACGCTTATTGATCCTACTGGTGAAGTTGCATTATTAAATGTAAGGTTGGCAGATGTTAAATTTGCTACACCACCAGTAATGGCTACAGCATTGGCATTTTGAACTGCCATCGTACCCAAGCCTGTAATAGCGCTATTGGGGATTGATCCGCTAAGAATCGTGACATTAGCAAGGGTAAGGTTGCCAATGTTGTTAACTGTTGATCCTAAAGTAACAACAGTATTGCCAATAGTGGCAGAATTGTTGGATAACTGGCTATTTGCAATGTTTCCTAGCGTACCGCCTAATGTAATGTTTCCCGCAGTCGTGACTGTGCCAGTTAGCGTTATGCCATTGACAGTACCGTTACCAGTTACCGATGTAACTGTACCGCTACCACCACCACCTGTTCCAGTTGATACGACTTTTAAGACCATTTTTAGACTCCATCGCCAGGGGTAATATAGACTTGAGCAGTACCCGTTAAAGTAATCCCAGTAAAGTAAGCATTAGGCACAAAAGTCAGAATTTCATCTGTTCCAGGCAATAATGGAAAAGCAGCCCCGTTGGTAGTGATATTTGCTGCTGCCGTAGTAGCGTTAGCTGCATCTACACCGTAACCTAAGAAAACAAGACTTGTACCGCTATTGATAATGCGATATTGATTACCACCGATAGTCGTATTGGTAACTTGAACAGGAGTAGGAGCAGCTACACCAGCCGTAAAAGTGACAGTATTACCAGTTTTAGTAAACGCATTGATTCCCATGATTACTCCTGTGTTTGTGGAATTGGAGTGTCAGGGCTATTAGCCCAAGCAATCGGGAATACCGCAGCAACTTGATCTACTGTAGTTGAGCTTGTAACCGCATTAGCAGCCGTAGAAGCCTGTGTGCGAATAGTCTGCCTCCATGTATTCCATGACTGAGGTACTGGATATACACCGCCTGATTCTACTGAGCGAACTACCATCCAATCAGTAGGTTGCAATAGGGTATAGGCTTGCTGATTGATGTTGTTTACAGAGGTAGATTGGATTGTTACCAAGTCTTTTGGAGTGCTTGTAAAGTTAATATCTACTTGATTAGTTTGTGCGTTATATGAAGGCGCTTCTTCTGTCACCCAGTAGTATTGGTCATTAGGGCGAGTTCCATAAACTACATCCACCATGCCGATAGCAGCTTTTTCTTCTGGGGATGACAAATTTACCCAATTAGGAGGGTAATCAATGCCATTCCATGTGAACTGTGAACCCGCTGGAATCAACAGTTGAATTATTCCGTTTTGTACGATTGCAAACATAATTACCTCGCTAAAGCGTTTTTAAATGGGTTTTCGGCAAATGCGGCATAAATGTAATTACAAGATGAATTTTCGTTCATTTGTGGCGATGTTCCTCTTAACTTAAATCCATTGCTTAATAAATCTATTCCACCGCTACTTGGTGTATCTTCCGCTAAACTTAAGTTTGCGTATAAAGCAACTGTTGATGCGTTATATGGACTTCTTGAAGTATCCCTAATTGTCCAATTATCCGTATCTCCAGAAATTATTTTAATCATTACAAATTTTGGTCTAAATCCTGTATATACAAATGGTCCATCAGTAGAACCATTGCCTGTATAGCTACCAAAAGCAGAGAAACCTGGAATAGCAGCCCAGCAGTAAGACACATAAGTTTGTCCGTTTGCATTTACAGGGGTTAAATTTCCAGCGCTTCCGACATAGTAAACGCTAGAAGTTGGTGCAGTCGGATACCTAGAATTTCCGTTGCTTGCAGAACCAGTTGAATCAAGCTCAAGAAAATACCCAGTTCCTAAACTTAATAAAGCGCTATGGAATACTGCCCAAGATTCAGTTGTGCTTCTTACTTTTGTAATAATCATATTAGGAGTAACTCCTAATCCATGACCTACAGTAGAGTTGGCAGTTCCATTACCCGTATAAGTAACAACACTAAATCCAGCAGTAGCATTAACGCTTACTGTTGATGTAATAGAACCGTTTGTATTGGATGATGTAGTGCCTTGACCAGCTTGCCATTGCCAGCCCACATAAGTTCCACCGCTTGTATTTGATGAGCCTGTTCCAGAAAAGTCACCACCCAAAGTAAAACCATTTGAATTAAATGAAGCTAAACCAGTTCCACCAGTAGCTGTTTGTTCAGCAGCGTTTCTATCCGAATTTAATGCTAAAGTTACACCACGAACAGAATCCCACAATAAATGTGAACCAGATGTATCCCTTCTCTTAACCCAAAGAAAATCAGGCTGAAATCCGCTTGTTCCGCTATCAGAATTATTGATAACTAATGTTGCATTTGTTCCAGAATACAAACTAGCATCCATAACACTTCTACCGTTTGCAATAGTGCTAGTAGGTAAGTTATAAGTATTGAGTGCTACAAATCCTGTTGGTGGAGTGTAGGTAAATCCTTGCTGACCAAAGTTCATATACCAGCCGTAGTTATCGCCTGTATTTCCATACATAGATACTTGTGGCACTATTGGTGCAGTTGGTAATGTTGTGAATACATTTCCTGTACCGCTTGCTGGTACACCGCTATTCATCCATGTGCCGTTTTTACCAACCCATAGTTTTCCAGCATCCACATCAAACGCAATCATAATGACATCTCCACTAGATGCTGAAGATACTGTGCCAGTTGAGTTATTGCCTTGTAAATTTCCGTTTGCTTGATAGCTACGAGTGGTTGAACCACCATAAGAATCGCTTAATGTTGATGTGGTGGTGGTCATCACTCCAACCATGTTGTTTCCAACGCTACCAGTAGAACCAGTTAAAGTGGCTTCAAAATACCATTTGCCGCTAGATACACCTAATGTTCCACGACAAGTAGACCAAGGTGAACCGCCATGACCTACACCAGTTCTAGTTAAATTGCCTTGTGTTGGTGGATTGTCGTATGTATCAATAGGGCTTAATACTTCATAATTGGCTACTGTTGCACTTGTCAATGTTGGCACATCAGTCATTGAATCGTATGTGCTACCAGCAGTTAAGCTAAAGTTATTAGTAGTCCAGTTATTGCTATTACCGCTTAAATCGTAGCCTAATGTGGTTGTGCTTGTAGTGTTGGTAAATGGCAAATAAAAGCCATTAGTTCCGTATGTACCTGTGTATTTAGCTGGTTGCCAAACACCAGTAGTAGCGTTTGTAGAACCAAATGAAGATGGGGTTAATTGCTGACCATCAATGAAGTTGATTTCTACATTATATCCATCAAAATAACCACCTCCTGAATTCCCTATTCCTTGTGGATAGGAAGCATTATTTAATTTTATAAAATTGTAATTTTGAGAAGGATAATTGGCTGTGCTAAATGCTGTAATTTGATTGCCATTTACATAGAATTTAATTCTATTGCTTGCAGTTGCTTGAGTTGTATCAATTGCTATAACAATATGATACCAAGCAGAAGGGTCACGAAATACTTGACTTGTGACTAAATAAGCATCGCTAGAACCATTTAAAAATAATACTAAATTATCACTTGAATTAAATGCTATGGTATCAGTATTAACATTATTTGTTCCACCACTTAACAATGTTGCATAAGAATATCCCAATACACCTCTTTTAATCCATGTGCTATAAGTTATTTTTTGCAAATTTCCATTGCTTGCAGGAGTTCTATTTAAATAAGCAGAAGCACTACTTCTAAACCTTAAAGATTTAGTTAAGTTATATCCAGAAGAAGGAGCAGCAGACTTCTTAAACATTAGTAGTTTTGTCCAAAAATTGCACCGTAAGTCACATTACCGTCTTGCATAAAGTTGAATATATCAACCTTGCCAGTAACCGCAGTAGCCGTTGGAGTAGTGTTTCCAGCCCATTTAAGACTTGTACCACCAGCCCAAGATACGGTGCTATTGCTTGTGTAATAAGTTTGGATTGTGAAACTCTTGCCAGCTACAGAAGATGGCAAAGTGATTGTTATAGCTGAGTTCACATTCACATTCTGGAAAGTTCCGTTGACTAAGTTAATGGTCACATTACCAGTTTGGTTGGAATAAGTTTCGGTATAGTTAGTAACCGTTGTGTTTGTTAGCGTTAAATTACCAACAGAAGTAGTGGTATTCCCTAATCCTACGGCAGTATTGCCAAGGGTAGCGGTGGTATTAAAGTTGGCATCAAGCTGCGTTAACGGGATGCTTGTTGTGGCATTGCCAAATGTGTACGGAACTCCAGACATTTTAGAACCTCACTCTCAATTCTTGTTCAAACTCGTATGTGTTAACAATAAACGCAGCAGAATTGGATGTTTGGGTTAAACCAATATATTTACCCCATTGAGCTGCATCCGATTTATAAAGTTGATACCCCGTGCCACCTATCCAAGATATTACAGTAGAACTGTTGTTAATCCAAGGGATTGTGACATTGGAATTGTTGTACCAAGTAATGTAATTTCCAAGGGTATAAGCTGGACTAGAACCTTGTTCAGAATCCACGGTGACATTAAGTTCACCACCAGTAGTTAGCGTTGCTTCAATACCAAATTTCAGAGCTTGTTTTGTTCTAATTGGATCTGTCATCGGCAATAAAGCAGTTTGAATACGGCTAGTAATTGCGGATGATGAATCCTGATAAAGCTCATAAAGAGTGGTATCTGTAGCGCCAAATAAAGTATCTTCACCTAATACGGGCACGGAAACTAAATATTTAAGGCTATCTCCCTGGCTGGTAATAAACCATTTTTTGTCAAAAAACACGGCTTGCACATACCGATAGCTCTTAGTAAAAGTCGCATCGTAATACCTAAAATTAAAGGCAGCGCACAAAATATTGTTAATAATGACCTGACCAGCATAGACGGGTGCGGTAAAGTCAATATTGGTGATTAAACCATCTAACGGGCTAGATAACTTGGTAGTGGTTGATCCAACCAAAGCATAAACACCGTAATTGTTCATAAACAACACAGAACGGAAGTACGGAATGATCGCATAAGGCAACTGCGTGCCCACGGATGCGCTCACATTGGTATTGGTAAATAGAGTTTGTCCTGAGCTAGTGACTTGAACATTGGAGAACACATTGATGGAAGAATCTCCAAAAATGTATAAAAAGTCGTTAGCAGCAAGCAACTGTTGAATGTTTCCATGCAAAGTTGAGTCGGTTAGATTGACTGAACCCGAAGAAGTGCCCGTAAAGTCGCTATATTGCCCCGCAGCGCTGTAAGTAATGTTGCGCCCTGAGGCTACCCATACCCTTCCAGAAAATGTCGCTATGCCCGTATTTTGATTGGTGTTGACTACAGGCTTTAAAACCGCATTGCCAGAAATAGAAAGGGTGATGTTGGCTGCATTGGTATATCCCGTACCAGGGTTAATCATTACTACCTGAGTAACGGTATTTCCTGAGATCACCGCAACGGCATTGGCATTTGTACCGCCACCCCCGCTAATTGTGACAGGAGTGCTATAGCCTACATAGCCATTACCGCCATCAATAACGGCAATTTGCACCGTGCCCGTAGCAAAAGACTGTAATCCTGCAATCGCTTGTGCTCCTGATCCACCGCCACCTGATAGGGTTACAGTTAGGTTTGCAGCGTTGGTATAGCCAGCTCCACCGTTGACTAGCACGACTGAGCCTACATTTGAACCACCAGAAGTTAACGCAGCAGTCGCATTTGCTTGCACACCTCCAGCTTGATCGTATCCGCTAATGACTACGGTAGGAGCAGTTGTGTATCCGCTTCCAGGGTTGGTAACAGCAATGACTCCTACTGAGCCAATAGATACGGTATTGTTGCCATCCCAAGAAAAAACACCCTTAGAAGGGTCTAAAATGAGGTATTGGCTGTTATACCATTGCGTAGAGTTCATTGCGGATGAACCGCTAAATGTGCCAGCAGGGGCTATGTTGCCCGTACTTTTATCTTGAATCTTGTAATACTTAGCAGATCCGTCAGCCAAGAAAAATGTCAAATAATCGCTTGTACCAAGATTGACTGCGGAAAAATAAACAATATTTGAGCTTTGAACGACAGCATTACCGCCAGAATCTTTAACAGTAACCACATTTGGAGTAATCCTTAGGTTGCCGTAACCAACTGGTTGTGCGTTCTCAAGCCAGCTAAATTCCTCTTGGTCAATAGCAGTACGGTTCGCCTGGGTGTTAATCCCTTTGAACTGTTTGATGACTTGATATGACTTCTTTTGTTCAGCAGCAGCCATAATCAACCTGGTGAGCTATAGACACTTGGGATTCTGCGGGTATAGATGGTAGCCAGTACCGCAGAAATGTGCTTGTTGTATTCCTGTTTATATATCTCAGCTTCACCGTAGCTTTGTTCGTAATACTTAGCAAGGTAAGCTGCATAGAATTGAACACAGCCCGAATATGGCTCGACAATCACATCGGTTGTATTTGGGCTAGATAAAGTTAAGTCATTAGGCAATACCACACAATCAATCTCAATTTGGTAGATTTGATCGGGTACTGGACCAATATAAATTTGTCCTTGACCGTATGTGCTAAAGGCTAACGGTCTGCCGATATAGTTTTGCCAAAACCGAAGTCTTGCATTGAAATCTGTCCATGCCAACCAATCAAGTGGTACACGGGTGTTGCCCCAATAAAGATTGATGTTAATAATATCAAGAACAGTATTTCCAGAGCTAGGACTAAGAGGGCTACTACCCATAAGCTGAGTAAGCGCAGCATAGCTAATATTCTCGCAATTACCGACATAAGTTAACCCCGCAGTTCCACTTAAAAACTCCGTGCTTGGAGGATAGTTCGTATAGTTGTTGGTGTTATTAGCTGGGTAAGGAGGAGCTGTGCTGCCCGTAGTACCGCTAGTTGTGACCTGATAAATAAAGATATTGCTAAATAAAAAAGACCCTGCCGTGACCGCTGTATTCGCAGTCCAAATGACAGGGTAAGAGGGAGTGACACCGCCAATAGTAGCTGTAGGGGCTACCTGGCAAGGAGTTTGGGTAACAATCACTTCACGCAACGCACCGCTATCACGGGTAGTCCTTCTACGGGCTTCGTTGATGTAATCGGTTAATTGTTGAGGTGTATAGAAATTATTGTTCGCATCATGCAATAGACGCTGAACTTGAGTTAGGTAACTATTAAGGGTTGCCATTAGCTAACCCCATCATGCTACAGCTTGTAAGACTTTTCCCCCAGCCTTCTTTTGGGAAGGCGAGGGTACTCGTTCTACCAACGGGGATAACGATTGGTTCTTTTTAGGTGGTTCGGTGGACAAGTCCCACTTAGACAAACGGACTAACCCTTCGTCTAAATCGTTGGTAGTCTTAGCCCACCCCAACCTTGCTAAGTAGGGTTGCTTATCATCATCTCCGTAACCAAAGATGTGTCTTGCCACTTCCTCAGGAATTTCTGTAGTAGAACCCTTTTTAAAGTGGTAAAACACACCACCGAAGCCGTCTTTAAGGTCTTGGTCTGAATTATTGGTTACAAAGATATTTGACATATTAGAACTGAACTACATCGCCATAAACATTAAAACTTACAACATTCGAGTTGCCAGATGGTGTGGTTACATTCACAAACAATGTAGAGCTTGTAGCCCCAGACAATACAGTAGTAGTGTATGGAGAAGCGATTGCAAAGTCTTGAAATGCGCCAGAGGCACTTAAACTGCTTAATGCCACATTAGCTACCACCGCATTTGACGCATTACCGTCATTTGAGGTGGTAATTGTGACATAAGCAGAACTAACAGATCCGTTGAGAATAGTCGCAGAAATTCTACGAATAATCACCGCACCAGAGTTGCTAGTTGCACCACCATTGGTTAACCCACCAGAACAGATAGAAAGGTTAGCGATTGCATTGCCAGCAGTTGCCAAAGATACGGCTTTTGCTGATGCAACCTTAGCATTTCCAAAACTGTCTAGGTATAGCTGCGCTACTGAATCTGGGTTAGCCATTCTGGTTCTCCTTAACTATTGAAAGTGCCAGAAACAGGCTGACCACCGTTAACAGTAATCAACTGCAATACTGCTGCATTTGCACCGTTAGCAATGATGTTAGCTTGGACATTCACACCGTCAGAAATAATTACACCACCCACATTGTTTGGAGAAATGCTTGTCCAAGTTGCCACATTTGAGGTTGTGTTGTAGTTTGAAACGGCTTGAATTACCACATTGGCGGTGTTAAACGCAATGTATGTTCCAGCAGGGATCACAGTACCAGTATTGGAAACGGTGATGTTTGATGTACCTTGCCAATACGCACCAGGGGTGTTTTCGTATGTGCCAGAGATCAGGATTTTATTTAAACCGAGTGCCATGACTTTAGCTCCTTATAGTGAAATAGAGTTGTAGCCAGAAACACGGGTCATTGACTTAGGCTTGGTGCTCACTAATTCAGCGATCATCAAGACTGCGCCAACATAACCGATCTGCCAGTTTGGAAGTGTTGACTCAAAACCAGTAAATACGAAAGAACCTTGATCGTGGATGTAAAGGCTCAAGTAGTTGCTGTTAATGAAGTAAACAGTACCTTCTGGGCAATATGGGTCTGGATAGATTGGAACACCAGCAACCATCAAAGCACGGAAAGCTGCTTGAGGACCGTTAGCGTCACCATCAAAACCGTGTCCTGGGGTGATTACATACTGCTCTTGACCAACGAAGTCTTGTGCCAAGAGAGTCCATGTACCGAAACCGCAAACACCGAAAGTAGGTACTTCTGCACCGTTTTTAACAGTACCAGAAATATACTGGAGGATGTTCTGACGAGTTGGGTTAACAGAACCAGCATTGTAAACCTTAGACTTCCACCATGTATAGGTAGAACGGTTGATGTTACCGTAAGTAGTCAAGTTTGTGCCATCGTCAATCGCACCAGGCAAACCAATGAACTGCTGTGTATTGGTGTAGTTGGTGTAAAGAGCGGTAGCCATTGCATCCATCATCACATTGGTTGCATCGTTCATACGAGCTTCAATCAAAGGAATGATTGCGTAGTCTTGCTGAACTGCACCTTCCATACCGAGGAACGGTACAGGAGCGATCATGAGCTTGAGGTTGAACTCAGCGTTAAATGCACCTTGCTGAACTGATGGCTGGTTGAAAGAACCAGAATAGTCAGACCATTGTGCGTTAACGAACTGAGCGCCTTGAACTGGCACGGTTACTTGGGACACACCGCCTGATGCTTGCTGACTGTTAGCAATCAAAGCAGCCATCAATGGTGTAGAGTTGTAAAGTTGTACGACCAGCTTGGGGATAAACGCTCTACGAGTTACATAAGTAAGTTCGTTGTATTGCGAAGTACCCGCTGCTGGAAGAATTCCTCCGCCTATTGGCATAGTTTATCTCCAAACAAAAATTAAAATATCCCCTCTTTACTACTTAAATACCGATTGGTCGAGTGTTCTTTCGAAGCTCTTGCAATGCTTTTGCTGCCTCATCTCTAGCACCGTTAACGGGGTTTTTCCAATATTTAGACAAGTCAAACTTGTTCATTGGATTGCCACGATAACCTACATCTGAGTGTCCTACAGGTGTTGCAGCCTGTTTCATCCAATCAAAATACTCTGCTGCTGTTTCGTGATTGGTCATACCTTTTTCCAGCATGAGTTTCTCGATTTCATCAATATCTTCTTCCTTAGCTAAACCCTTACGCACTACAGCTTGTCTGCGTCTTTCGAGTTCATCTTTGGCATCTTTTTCACGAAGTTGTGCTTCTAACTTCATTACTCTTTCTTCCGCAGATTCCACCTTCTTACGGGTGTAGTCCTCTATTTCTAGCTCTGGAATAGACATATCAGGTCTAACCTCTTTGGTCAGACGCAATAGTTCTTTACGGGTTTTTGGATTATCAGCTAATTGCTTGGCTAACAAAGCCAATTCATCCCGCTGCTCTAATGACAAATCTTCTAAGCTCATGTTTATCCCCTATGTGCCTTAGATGACTTTCTTGGTGTCACCAGGGTGACTCAAGTTCATCATGTTCTTGTAACCAGCTTTGCCAGCGGTAGATAAACCACCGAACTGTGAATAGCGTGGAGTATTGATAACTTGACCGTTCTTTTGGTTGTTATCGGTTGGTCTGCGTGGTGATGCAGCGCCTCTTGGTTTAAATAAATCCATGATTTTTCCTTACATTGGTTGAGGTTGTGGCATACCACCAGGGGCAGGTGCGCCAGCTCCAGGAGGAGGCATACCAGCTCCAGGCATCATGCCAGGAATAGCAGGTGCTTGAGCCATTGCCTTACCCTCAGGAGTAGCACCACCAGCTTGAGGGAGGGTTTGCAACATCTGTAAAATTTCAGCAGGTTGCAATTCTTGAGCCTTCTGTTTTTTCGGACCAAGGATACGATTCAAAGTGCCAATCGCATTGAGGATGGACTTTCCTTCTTCTGAGTCTGAACCAACAGCAGGTAAAGATTGTTCTAGTAAATCCTGAGCCATAGACAAGTTAATCATGGCTGCTTCACGGTTGCCCATCTTAGGCTCTGGTGTTGACATCGGTGCACCCATTGGAGGGTTCGATGTATCGCTCATTTGCGGAGCATTTTCTGGAACGGGAGTCGCTCCCGCTGGAGTAGCGCCATCACGCTGACTCTTAATCATTTGCATTAGCTGATCGGAAGGTACGCTCATTTCATTTCCTAAGTAATTGCTCACATACTAATCTTAATACACAAGTTGTCAAGTGGGGGATATATTTCAATTCCCTCCCCCATGGGAGGTTTGTTCGGTCAGTCCGAAGCAATCCTAAAAAGGATTACTTGCGTGCTTTACGACCTTTACGAGCTTTGCGTGCCATTTTAGATTTCTCCTGTTAGCAGCGGTCACCTATTTCATGGGTAAGGCAGCCACAACCCTTCTCCCGTGAAGGAAAACTTTATCTACAGCCTTTACGACCTTTTTTAGAATACTTTTTCATTTCTCTCTCCTATTTAACCACGCATTGACCTACCGTAGCTCCTAGTTGCAGGACCACGGTTGTAGGTTGATTCTCTTTGGACTCGGTACTCAAGTTGCGCTGGCTGGCTTCCACGCTTTAGGCTTTCAGTAGTAACTTTAGGTTGATCTGCCTTAGGTGAAATAGCTTGTGCCATATTACGCTGCCTTTTTCTCTGATGATTCAGACTTTGGTTTTGGTTGCTGGCTCATTTGTTGAGTAGCTCCCTTTTCCTCAATCTTCTTCAATTTATCTTTGAGTAATTGTTTCATCGGAGGTTCTAACAAGTCAAGTAGGGATTCTTTGTCTATTGCACCTGCCTTGAACAAGTTGAACGCTAATTGCTTGGTATCTTCGGTAAAGATCGGGCTATTGGAGTGTGCATCCACTTTAACCACATAATCTTTGGTAAATTGCTCTGGAATGAACGGTTGACCTTCTGAATCAACAAATTTAGTTGGATCATAGACTTGCATAGCCTTGAGATACAAGGTTGCGACCTTTTCCAAGCTATCTTCGACAATCAAAGCCCGTTTTTTGGCTCTTGAGCTACCAAGACGAGCTAATTGGCTTGCATGACCAGTAGAACGGACTCCAGCTTCGCCTTTTCCTGATAAAACATTGGTAATACCCGATGCTTCTTCAAACATAGCATCTACTTCGTGGATTACCTCAAATAAACGGTCTGGCATCTGTGGTGCAAGGCGCTCTGCCTTAGCATTTGGCATATCGGTGGATAAAACACCCCCTGCACGGTTAAGAGCAAAGTTCTTTTCATCCAAAATGCCTGAGAAGCCTGTTAATGCGGTAGGAGGACTGACTTGTTTGGACAATAGATCCAAAATATCGGTCATCCGTTGGTTACGGAGTTCTTGAAGAAGTATTAGCTTCTGTGTTTCACTAGCACCCCAGTAGTAGTTGTATAAAGGATTTGGGCAGATCTGCACAAACGGCAACTCACCCTTCAAGAATACGGTTGCACCAGGTCTGTCGTAGATAATCACCCGTGGAGAGGCGATTGTGACTACCTGATAGTCCTCAATGTCATCATTCCACACCCACAGTTCGTGCATCTCGATCAAATCTTCGGCAACGGTAGGGTTGTAGCGGTTAATACCGTACAAATCCATGTTGATGTTGCCGTAGATCGTAGGATTGGTTTGGCTCATCACGATACGGTTGACCGCACTTGGAATATCAGATTCTTCCTTTTTACCACCTGAGCTTACACGCTCTACGATAGATTCACGCTTAGGATGGGAATACAGACGGGCATATAGCTCCGACTTGGTAATGTAGTAAGTGTGGACAAGGGCTTCTTGCCTGTCTGTATAAGGGGTATCTTCACGCAGAACACCAATATCCTTAGGCTCGACCATGTATGGGTTGATGCCGTTGCGGATAACGAGCTTAACGAAGGTGCTGTTATAAACCAATGACCATGTTAAGGCGCTTGAAAATACTTGGTCTGCATTGGAATTTAGCCACTCATCGTTTAGGGCTTGGGTTAATACTGGGGCTTTGCGATGCTCTAGGTGGTTAACTGACGCACCGAGCTGAATTGAAAATCTAGTTGTTTCGGCTGAATACAGAAAGCTAGTAAGCTGATCTAGGTGAGGATTGATCTTGTTGAAATACGCTGGAGGCTGCTCTGGCGCAGCCCCAAATAAGAAATAAGACCTAAATGTTGTGTAATCCCCTTTCCTATCCTCCCGTGTCACTAGACACTTTGCCATGATGTCTAGGTAGAAATCTTCACGATCTTCGGGATTGGATGGAATTCTCATTTTTTAATTTTCAAATTATCTGGGTCAGCGAAATAACTTGCAGTCTTAGGTCCTGATTCTATACCAGCTTGTCTTGGATTCAAAGATGTTACCTCAGCTTCTCTACCAAGTGCAGGACCAACTGGTTTTGAGAACTGACCAGCAAGGATAGACTGCATATTCATTCCTTGCATACCGCCTCCCCAGACGGCTGCATCCCCTGGTCGGCTTTCCCTTTGCGCTGGAGGGGGAACGGGGGCAATTTTGTCTTTGTTGACACCTTTTTTGCGGGTTGCGTACTTTTCTGCTTCTGCGTAGTCTTTTTCTTTGAATTTGTTTTTACGCATGAGGTAGCCACTTTGGTTTTCGCCTTCCCTTGTGGTTTTAATGTCCGACATATCGAACTCGATGGCGAGTTGCTTGGTTGACTTGTCTGTGAACCTGGTTTTTTCTGAAAGCATTGCAGGAGCTTGCAGAAATACGACCATAACTTCTTCATGGCAATCCTTCATTGGACATTGTGGTTTACGAGCTTCAAAATACCCGTGTTTTGGGCACTTGTAATCATTTACTACCGCCATTTCTATCCCCTTTTCAGTTGTTCGTCAAGTGTTAAATCTGAATAATCGTATTTGTTAGCTATTCCTAACTTTAATTTAATCTGACCGTTTACGACTTGCAGTCCCGTTGTTCTTTCCAATACTGGTTTAGCTTCCTTGCGGTATTGAACAAACTTGGTGCGGTCACGGTTTTGCATAATGGCAATTTCTCCATTAAGCCAAGCGTAGTAGGCTCGATTGACTCTACGCTGCATATATTCGGTAATAGGTTCTGCTTCATTCAAAAATACATCTCTTAATCGGACTTGCGATATACCGCAGATTTCACAAAACAAATCTAGGGATATACCCCTATCCTTGTCTTGTATGAATTTGCGGATGACCCGCTTTAATTCAACCTTGGGTAATACCTTAACTGCCATACACCCCGATCCTCTTTAAGTAATCACTCACATTCCTTCCCACCGTTAGCTGCTCAGGGGTAAAGTCATCTTGCACCCTAGATACGGCACGGGTAATCTTCATGGCAATGAGCTTAGGCTGGACTTGTTCTGCGTAGGCAGCAGCAGCTAGGGCTGAGGCAATCACACGGTCATCCTTATTGCGACCAGAAGCCTCGATAGATCCACCGTCACGCACCATCGTTTTCATTTCTTCAATGGTGTCCATGTCGTTAATTTCCATCATGCCACGCTCAAAGTAGTCCTTCATGTAGTTGAGCATCCTCTCCTTGGTAGCGCTTGTAGTGAGCCATCCAATCGAGTTAGACATACCGCCAAGGGTATCGTTCCTGCGCCAGATGTAGTTTTGCATATTGGCATAGACATCCATGAGGTCTTTACCCATGGCGCTACCCATCGCAGCAGCCTGACGCTTGAGGTTACGCAGTTCGTTGATGACCGCCTGACCAGGACCGTTGACTTCCAAGTTCAATGTGGAGTTTTTGTAAGCACCCGCTAAGTGAGCGATCACCCACGCAAACTGGTAGGTGTTTAGCTCTGAGGTAGCAAAGGCAGCAACCTGTTCTAAACCATCGGCATATACTCGATATACCTGGATACAGAAGCGATCAGCCCAATCGCTAGAGCCATAAGCAGGGTCAGCGCCAATAACATAATAGGCGGTATCAATAGGTTCTTCCCAGACTTTGAGAGTTGCCAACCTTTCAGTTGATTTAAGTACCTCAGTATCTTGAAAGTTAGCACCAAAGCTATACCTATAAGAATCAAAATGCTTGCGTTTAAGCTGTTTAACGGCATCCGTACACCTTGCGTTTGAAAAGAAAGAAGTGCCTGTCATGACAAAGGCATAGTCCTCAGTAGGAGGAAACTCCTGATACATAAGCTGATCGTCTTTAATGCCCTCGGTCATCTTCCAGCGCCACCAGGCTAATTGGCGGGAATTGATCTCAAAGTTGTAGAGCTTTTTGATGTCACGCACCCACTCTTTTTCTTCTCCTGTCATCTTTCCATCCCAGTAGGTCTTATAGACGGAGGACTCAGGATCAGCCATGTAAAGCTCGTTGCGCCACCAGCCACAGAAAATTGCCCGTTGCGTTCTAGCACGCTTGGCGGTCACATACATATCGTGAAACATATTAAAGCCACGGGCAGTAGATTCAAATGTGTATAAGCGATCTGGATTGGTTTCAGCCAAGGAAGCCAAGAGGGATGCTAGTCCTTCTTCATCTCCCCAGCTTGAGGTTTCTGTTCCATGTAGGTATGTAATAGCCTTACCACGACCCAGACTTCCTTTAGCTCTAAGCCCAGCGACTTGATAAAAGATACGGCTGCGATTCTTGAGGGAAAGCTGATTTCGGTTGTGAGCAATGATCGGGATGCGGTACTCCTTGGGCAGACCATCCATATACATGGCAAGGGTTGATCGGAACATATCCCGATTTTCTTCCGTATCAGTTGTGAGTGTGCCTTGAAGCCCTGGATGGGTGAAGTGCCAGTAGAGATCAAGTGCGAGTGATATTGTAGTGATGCCAAGTTGTCTGCCTTTCAAAATAACAAAGAAGTGAACATCATCGGCAAGACCCTTTTTGATCTCATCCATGACATAGGTTTGCGTACCGAGCAGATTGCCCATACGCTTTAATCCCTGCTCTTTTGTTTCAATCTTGAGCTGGGAACAAAAGTGATAAAAACTCTTTAGGTCAAAATCCACGGTAACTTTCCATTAAAGCGCTTGAGCATCTCGCCATTACCAAATTCAAAGAATTCCCGCTGAACTCCGCAAGTACCGCCAAGCCTAAAGTTAAAGGTGTGTTGGTTTGTAGAGGTAAAGTTTGGGAATAGTTGTTTAGCTGTTGTGTAGAACATACGATCTACTTGGGGGCTAGGGTTGTTTAAAACAATACTAATCTGTTTTAAAAGTTCTGTTCGCATACCCCACATACACCAATCCACAAACCGATGACCAGGCACATTCCATACATCGGCAGCTTCTCCCAGCGCCTCACAGTTATCTTCGCAAATAAAATTACCGTTCTCATCGTGTATCTTGCGAAAAGAGTAAGCCCAGTCATACCCTTGCTCGATTCTCTCCATAATGGTTTGGACATGATTCTCATCGTACCAGTCATCATCGTTGCAAAAGAAAGTGACATCCTCAGTAATCAGGTGAGGGGCTGCGGATAGCCAGCGTTGACCCGCCCAGCCGTTACCGCCAATCTTAGAGTCCCAATAACAGACCTTGCAAGTAGGATAGTTTGTTTTAATTTTTTCAAAGGTCTTTATATCGCCATCACAAAGAATGTAATGAGTTGTCGGGTAGGTTTGCTCCATAACCTTTGCAACGCAATTAAAAAGTTCAATCTCCCGTTTTCCGTTGGTCACGGTCACTACGGCTGCTGTTTTCATTGATGTTTGTTTAGTTTCTTGGTTTCAAATTCGCCTAGATCCCATTCGGCTACCTTTAGCCTAGCGGTTTCGTTCCGAGCCAGCATGGTGAGTTCTTTGACAAGCATAGGGGAATATGTCCGCTTCCAGTCGTAGAACAAATCGAACTTTTGCTTTTTGGTTCTGCAACGAATAGCCCGTTGCATCTCGTATTTAAAAAGCGCTCTTTGTTTTGCAATTTCCCTAGCGTATCGTTTCTCATCCTTAGTGGATAGCGTCACCATCTTCCTCTTGCTCGGTCAGGGCACGCAAACGCTCAATCTCAGCCTGTGCAGCCATGAGCAATTTAGAAGCCTCGCCTTGAACCCGCATGAGTTCGTGAAAGATCTGATCCTTGGTCATCGCCCATACCCGTGCCATGTATTGCTTCTTGGCATCGTCAGACGCTTTCTCAATAATCTCATCTACTGTTGGTGCAACACCGTTCATCATCATCTCCTCAATTCGCATTTCATTTAAAACGGCTTTCGCCATACGGTTGTAGTGCTCTATTCGATTCGCCATACCCGAACTCCATTGCCCTCTTTACGGGCTATAAATTTCATCCCCAGCTTTTTCCCACGAACATAGTTGTTATTCGCAACCGTAGGTGGATGCGCTTCTTCCAAAAAGAAGCTATCTCCAATATCCATACTCTCGTAGGGATAGGCATTTCTCTTACGCACCTTAGGTAACGGTATATTGTTCTCTACTGCTATACTCATAACATTACTCTCCTCATAACTGCATAATACACTAATATGATACACACATACAATGAATATCACTTAGGCGATCAATTAGTTCATTTGAACTACCTGCGTAAAGTCTGCGAGCAAGAACCGCACCTAGAGTTCACTCATCATTGCAACCCCATGCACCATGCCCAGCTCCAGCCCTTGTGCGAGGACAAGCCGATCCTATTAGCTGACCTTTCCATACCGCCTGGATCTGTTAACGCATGGATTGGCAGGGAGAACTATTTTTACAACCACCCGCTTCAATCGGACTGGGTAGCCTTTCACCTATCGTGGTTTGACCACCTATCAGACTTACTGGGAGTTTCTAACCCTATGGCTTGCAGGGAAGATTTCTTATTTGATTACCCCGCTTTATACACTCCCGACTGCAAGAGCCTGTTTGACTACCTCATCATCAACGCTCCTCCCAACAGCGGACAGTTACCCGACTACAACCCCGAATTCTTCAATAATCGGGTAAGAAATCTCTTAAATGAGGGCTATTCTGTCTATACAACGCACCCAACAGGTATGTGTTCTAGCACTTTAGAGTGGGGTATGGACATCTCAGACATAGGGCGCTTATCTAATTCAGCCAGGTTTATAGAAGGTGTGGCTACTGGTCCGATGTGGACAACCTTTAATATATTCAATCAAAACAAGGTGTTAAGCAGAACTTTCTACTGTGCTCACCAGACGGTGAACCTTACAGACAATACCGTAACAAAACATCGTTTATCAGAAAACTAGAAAAATTTTATGGGGGGACTCGGTTGGGGGGCACGCACCACTCAGACTCATGCCCAACTCAAATAG